ATACTTTAAATCATCCAATTGAACGTATTAAAATCTATAACGAAGAAAATTTTAATTATGAAATAATAACAATAAATTTAAAAAAATGATAGAAGAAGATTTTTATTGCACTTTAAAACTTAAAACAGGTGAAGAAATATTTGCTAAAGTAGCACCTACAGAAGAAGATGATAAAACATTGGTTATACTTTTAAACCCAATAGTTATATCCGAAATTAAAGGGAAATCGGGAATAGTTGGATATAAATTGGAACCTTGGTTAAAAACAACAACAGAAGATATGTTTATTATTAATCTAGATGATGTTTTAACCATGTCCGAATCATCTGATATTGAAATGATTATGCTATACCAATCTTATGTTAGAAAGAGCAAAAAAGATATAAAAAATTACTCAGAAATAACTAGAAAAATGGGATATGTTGGTAATGTCAATGATGCAAAAGAAATATTAGAGAAGATCTATAAGAATAATTAAAGCTAATCTTATCAACCTCCACAAAGGTTATTGTACAAGGTTTTAAATACCTTGTCAAGTATTTACATAAATGGTATAATCTATACATAATAATGATAAAAACTTATGATAACAACAGCAGTTATGACCAAAAGAAAGAGGTCAGAGCATTATGTAAACAACAAAGAGTTTCTTGCTGCTCTAATTAAGTATCGTGAAGATAAGGAAATCGCAGAGATTCAAGGAAAACCAAAACCTCCCATTCCCCGATACATTGGAGAGTGTTTCTTAAAGATTGCCAATCATCTTTCTTTTAAACCAAACTTTGTGAATTATATGTTTAAGGAAGATATGATTTCTGATGGGATTGAGAACTGTGTTCAGTATATTCATAACTTCAATCCAGAAAAATCACAAAATCCTTTTGCATATTTTACACAGATTATTCATTATGCTTTTTTGCGGCGTATAGGAAAAGAGAAGCGTCAGTTAGAAATTAAAAATAAAATTCTTGAGCGTTCTGGGTATTCTGAAGTATTTGTTGATGACAATACTATTGACGGCGGGAACTATTCCGATTACAACTCAATTAAAGATGGTGTACATAGTAAGTTGAGATATTAATGTCCGGAAAAAAGGAATCATACCTTGGAATAAAGGTAAAAAAGGATTACAAAAGCATTCTGACGAAACTATAGAAAATATGCGAAAAAATAATCAGGGTGAGAAAAATCCTATGTATGGGGTAGAACCTTGGAATAAAGGAAAGAAAATCGGATCACGAAGTGAAGAGATAAAAATAAAAATTTCTCAAACATGTAAAGAAAAAAGAGGATATGATATATCCGAGTTTAGAAAGTTTAGGGGAAAAGTTAATTACCTTACGGAACAAATATATAATGAAAATAAAAACATTATAAATCCAGATGATCTGCCAAGATCTGTGGCAGGAGTAAATGGTGGATATCAAATAGACCATATTCAATCTGTAAAAGAATGTTTTGACAAAGGAATGTCTCTAGAGTATTGTAGTAGAATAGAAAATCTTCAAATGCTTCCTTGGGAGGAAAATAGAAAGAAATGGAAATAGCGATAATCACTGACACTCATTTTGGTGCTCGTAAAAATTCTAAACTATTTCATGATTACTTTGAGAAGTTTTACAAAGAAGTATTCTTCCCCACTTTAGATGAGAGAAAAATTAAACATGTAGTACACATGGGTGATTGTTTTGATAGTAGAAAAGGTATTGATTTTGCTGCTCTGAGATGGTCTAAAAAAGTATTTTTTGACGAACTCTTAAAAAGAAATATTGAAGTTCACTTAATTTCCGGAAATCATGATTGCTATTATAAAAATACAAATAGTGTAAACTCTGTTGACTTATTGTTGAGGGAGTACTATAATGTTAAGGTATATTCAAAAGCAACAGAAACTACTATTGCTGGATTGGATGTTATTTTATGTCCTTGGATCAATCAAGAAAATGAAGAAGAAACTCTTAAACTCGTTGAAAATACTTCTTGCAAGGTGTCGTTGGGGCATTTTGAATTCCAAGGATTTAGAGTTAATAAACAAATCGTCATGGAGCACGGTTTGGAGAGCAAATTATTTGGTAAGTTCAGTAGGGTCTACTCGGGACACTATCACACTCGATCGGATGATGGGGTAGTTTACTATCTAGGAAATCCTTATGAAATGTTTTGGACTGATGTGGGTGATACTCGGGGATTTCATATTTTTGATACTGAGACAGTAACGCACGAACCAATTAATAATCCCTTCAGGTTATTTTATAATATTTACTATGAGGATATAAATTATCAAACTTTTAATACTAATGAGTATGAGAATAAAATTGTAAAGATCATTGTTCGCAAAAAAACTGATACTAAAAAGTTTGAAAAGTTTGTTGATAAATTATATGCTTCGGGTGTTGCTGAATTAAAAATTGTAGAAAATTTTGCAATCCAAGAATCTGAAAATTTTGAAGTATTTGAATCAGAAGATACTCTTTCAATCTTGAATAGATATATTGAGGAGGCAGAAATAAATCTTGATAAATCGATTGTGCAAAAAGTAATTCAAGAAATTTATCAGGAAGCTTGTGAAATAGTCTAATATGTTTATTCTAACAATCAATGGTAGAGAAACCGAAGGTGCATATTCTGTAATGAATGAGGATGGAGAGCAAATACTTTATCTATTTGAAGAAGAAGATGATGCTGTTCGGTACTCTATGATGTTGGAAGAAAACGGATATCCTGAAATGCATATTATAGAAATTGAAAATGATGTAATGATTAAAACTTGCGAATTGCATGATTATATGTATACTATTATAACTCCAAATGATATTGTAATTCCTCCTGATACTGAGCATGATTTTATTTAAAACTATAAGATATAAAAATTTCTTAAGTACTGGTAACCAATATACAGAAGTTGACTTTACAAAAAACAAAACAAATTTAATTATCGGAACAAATGGTGCAGGTAAATCTACTGTTCTAGATGCTCTTACATTTTCTTTGTTTGGAAAACCATTTCGTAAAATTAATAAACCACAACTTATAAATTCTGTAAATGAAAAAGATTGTAAAGTTGAGGTTGAGTTTTCTATTGGAAATACTGAATGGAAAGTTGTTAGGGGAATTAAACCTGCTATTTTTGAGATTTGGAGAAACAACACACCATTAGATCAATCATCTGCGGCTCTGGACCAGCAGAAGTGGTTAGAACAAAACGTTCTTAAAATGAACTATAAGTCTTTTACTCAAATTGTGATTTTGGGTAGTAGTACCTTCGTCCCTTTTATGCAACTTTCTGCTGCTAATCGTAGAGAGGTTATTGAAGATTTACTTGATATTAAAATCTTCTCTTCTATGAATACCCTTATAAAGGAAAAGATTCGTTCAATTAAAGATGAAATTAAAACTCTTGAACTTAAAAAAGAATCTCTTCTTGATAAAGTTCAGATGCAGGAAGAATTTATTGAAGAACTTGAAAATAGGGGAAAAGATAATATAAACAATAATAATCGGAAAATTTCCGATTTGGATAAAGAAATAGAAGAATATACGCAGGAAAATGAGTCTGTAGAAGAACCTCTTCGAGAACTTATTCGTGAGCAAGATGCAATCACTGGATATGCCGAAAAACTTCGTAAACTAGGAAATCTTAAAGGAAAAATTTCTCAAAAAGTATCTACAATTACAAAGGAACACAAGTTCTTCACTGAGAATACGGTATGCCCTACATGCACACAGTCCATTGATGAAGAGTTTAGAATAAATAGAATTAAGGACGCTCAAGATAAAGCAAAGGAGTTGCAATCTGGTTATAAAGAACTAGAGGAGGCAATTAAAGAGGAAGAGGAGCGAGAGCGTCAATTTAATACTCTATCGAAGGAGATTTCAAACTTAACGAATGGCATTTCTCAAAACAATATTAAGATTAATGGATTGCGGAGACAAATCCGAAATCTTGAATCGGAAATTCAAAAAATTACCGAACAACTTGCAAACCGAAATTCTGAACATGAGAAGTTA